AATATTGCAGAGTCGAGCATCTCAATCAAAGCTTCGCCTATGACATACATCTGAGCTACAGCCTCACCTCCAGCCACGCTAGCTTTATAGCGAAGCGAACAAACATCGTTCATGCGAATCCCACCATCCCTCAAGTTCTTTTTATACAGGGCATTTAACTCACGATAAGAATCATATATCGCAATGACGTTTAAATAAGATTTCTCAGCCAGCCTTATTTTTTGAAGAGTATCGATAGCGTCATATCGAATCAATGACATGGATATATCGTGATTTACTCGCTCAGAAACCCCTGTATGTCCAACCGCGACTGGCATATCAAGAAACCTAAGCTTCTCTGATGCAAATGGAATCACGATAGCTCGCTTAAGACCGCCCAAGTCAAATAATTGAGACTCCAGAGCCAAATACACCTGACGCATCAAATTAACCTCAACTTCCTCCTGCTCATTGCGCCTAGTTCTTATTTGCAATCTATACGTATAATAGGAGCCCGCCCCTGCACCAGCAAAAGTTGAAATCAGCGGAAGTATCACGCCGGACAACAAATCAATAGCTTCACCATCAGAACTTCCTAATATTACCGCCACATCTTGATCGAAAGCACGAAACACAAGAAAAAGCACAAGAAATGAAAAAAGCCCCCCTAGGAAAGCACCTATCCAAATAGCAATTTTCATCATTTACGTCCTGGCATCGAATATTGATCAATTGATTAGCTATTATCACCACCTACAACATAAGGCGTAAACTTCAAAATTTCTTCCCCTGCCCATTCATTTATCTGCTTCATTCGTGATTGGATTGGCTCAATCTCATTGGCTGCATAAATCTGTGCCGCTTCTCGGATTGAACCGAAGCCACCCGCATTTTGCGGGACAATCCCCATCAACTGCGGCGGAATCCGCAAACTAGCCAGAACGTCATCCCGCGTCTGATTCTTGATAGAGTTGAATTCGTCCTTAGCCGCCACCTCACTGACCGGGATCAGCTGAATTCCGTCTTTTTTTCCGGTCGGGGAGTAAACAAACAGGTTGCGAAAATTCCCTGGCCCCTTGGAATCCTTGAGCGCCTTGCGCAGCGCGTCGATGTCGGTCTCGGTCTGTGCGGCGTCGGTCATGTACAAAATGAAACCGGCATGGCTGCCGTTCTCGTAGTACTTGCGCCGGAATAGCGTCGCTGACTCATTCAGCAAGGCCGACTGCAGCGCGCTGATCCATTCCGGTAGCCCGTAAATTTCCTGGTGCAGATCCGCCTCGCGCAGGTGAAAGACGCTGTCCGATTCGAAGGCATGCTCATTTTTGAAGCCTTGCACCTGGTAAAACCGGCCGTCTGGCCCAGCACGCATGTACTTCGCCAGCGGCGGCACCAACTGACGAGTGCTGCCCAATACCGAACGCCGCTGTTCCAAATAGCCGTTGCCCAGGCATAAAAAGTCCAAGGCGAACTGCTCGAAGGAGGGCCGCGATAGCAACGGATGTGGGATGAAGGTCTTGCTCAGCAAGTTGCGCTTAAACATCAGGCCCGAGTGCAGGTGCACACTCGCCCCAACCGAACGGGCCAGGCCATCGAGGGACAGCGGCGGCTCATACCAGCGACCGTTGAACCAGCACTCCAGGTAGTCGAAAACCTCTCGACCACCCAACACGGGCGACGGGTCACCGAAACTGAACACCTGCGTGCCTTGGCTGACAGCGGGCAGTGCTGCGTCTGTGGGCATCTGGGCCTGGTTGGCGAGTTGTTCGGTCATGTGAAAATCTCCATCCGCCCGGTGTTGGCAGCGGTCTGCCCCTCAAGCGGCTCGTTGTGCAATGCGTGAAAGAGCGCCCACGCCAGATCGGCGTGACCGGTATTGTCGTTGCGCCCAGCGGTGTAGGTGTATTGGCGCCCGCCAGCGGTGATCGTCTTGCGGATGGCCATTAACGATTGCGCCATGTCGGTCCAGCCGGCATCGAACTCCAGCCGGCCCTTGTGGATAACGTCGTAGGCCTTGAGTACCAGGCGGGTTTTCACTTCTGGCGAGTAGCTGAAGGTGGTGACAGCCGGAAAGAACTGGCGCACCAGTTGGGCCACGCCGCTGCCCAAACCGGTGACATCGATCCCGATGTAGGTCACCCAGTAGCGGTCGCAGACGCTTTTGATAAATGCGGCCTGGGCGGCAAAGTCCATGCCCCGGAACTGGTGCCGCTCGAGCACACGGAACTTACCGCCAGGCACCAGCGGCGGCGCAACTACCACCAGCCCCGAGCAATCGCCCGTCTCGGCAGGGTCATAGCCAATCCACACCTGGCGGTCGCCGAACGGGCGCATAGCAAACGGTTTGTAGTCCTCGGCCCACTCGACCCAGCTGTCGACCATGCAGGACTGCAACAAGGCCAATGGGAAGATGCTCGCCCCGTCGTCGACAAAATCGCACATGAGCAAGTTGGCAAACGCTTCGGGACTGTACTCGCGGCGCAGTTCTTCGATGTCGAACAAGTCACAGCCACCCTGCTCCGCGTCGAGGATGTTGACGATCTGCCGCCATAGCCGATCCTCGCAAAGCCGTCCCTGCTGCAAGGACCCATGGGAAATATCGACTTTGGTGTGCTGTGCCGCCGGCTTGCCCTTGTTGAAACGTTCGCCGGTCCAGAAGGTGTAAGCCTCGTGGGCCATGCTGGATGGAGTCGAGAAGTAGGTTTTTCTCCACTTCTTGTGCATCGCCATGCCCGAGGCGACCTTGTTCAGTTCTTCAAACTTGAACGTCCAGAAGAATTCGTCGAAGTAGAAATTTCCGTGGTAGCCCTGGGCGGTACGGGCGTTGGTACCGAGGAAAAACAGCTCGGCACCGTTGGGTAACACGATGGGGTCACCGGTCAGCTCAACACCAATCACCTCCCGGGCGAACGCCTGGATGTACCCGCGAAAAAGGTAGGCCTGGTTCTTCGAAGCCGACAGGAAAATCTGATTACGCCCGGTCTCCAGGGCGTCGATAAACGCTTCGCGAGCGAAATAGTAGGTCGCACCGATCTGCCGGCTCTTGAGGATGACGCGGGTGCGCTGGTTGCCGGCCCGGTACCAGTCTTTCTGATAATCGAAACAGCCATCGATAAACGCTTCGCGCAGCAGCTCGATCTGCTCTTCGCTGATGTCGTTTTTCGGGGATTTTTTCTTCGGGCCTTCGTTGCGCTTGGCCAGGTTCGGGTTGAGTTCGGTTTCGGTACCGCCACCCTGGAACCGCTGGATGCGAGCCTGCCGTTCCAACTGCCGGTGCAGCAGGTCAATCTCTTTGAAATCTCCGCCGCTCTTGCCTTCCTTGAGGATCAACTGCACCAAACGCGCTTCCAAAGCGCCGCCGATACGCTCGACATTGTCTGCCCGGTCCCACTCATCGCGGGCCTTCCAGCTGTGTAGCGTTTTTTCCTTTTCGCCAGTAGCCTCGGCAATCTCGCAAATACGCCATCCCATCCAGTACAGGAACTTGGATTGGCGTCGGGGATCGATGGGCAGTAGTTCGGTCGTAATCATGGCCGCGATGCTGCCGCCCCCGCCCGCGACTCAATAGCTCCGCCCCTTGTACCCGTCCGTTCTACAGTCCCGCCTCGTTGCCGCAACTCGCGCGCGTCACGACCATGCCCCTCATTGCAACGCACTTAGCGCCCAACGCATTGAGGATTCCCGGCATGAAGAAATTCCGCAGCAACTGGTTCCGCGTCGCCGTCGAGGGCGCTACCTCGGACAAACGCACCATCAAGCGCAGTTGGTTGGAACAGGCCGCAAAGAACTTCAACCCGTCCACCTACCGCCGGCATTTTCCAGAGTCGAGCAAACTGGCCGAAAGTACGTTCGGGCACTACTTGGACCTTTGGCTGACGATCAAGAGCAACAGCGTCGCCGCGACCTCTTTTCGAGGATACAAGAACAAGGCCGAGGTCCATGTGCGGCCGCGCTGGGGTGACATTCAGATAGAGCTGATCGACCACCTGGACCTGCAAGAGTGGATCCAGGGGCCGCTTTCGAAAAGGCTTAAGAACAAAACCATTCGCGACATCATCAGCAATGTCCGTCAGGTGTTCAGGCTCTACCGCACCCGCAAAAAGGTCGCTCACGACCCTACTGAGGGGTTGTTCGTTCGTCTTCCCGATCCCGAAGCCCCCGACCCGTTCACCCGGGCGGAAATTAAGCAGATCCTCGAAACGCCGACGCACCGCACTCAGGAGCTGCTGATGGTGCAGTTCATGATTTGGGCAGGGCCGCGAGTTTCCGAGACCATTGCGTTGGCCTGGGAAGACGTCGACTTAAAGCTGGGGACCGTGACCTTCCGCCGATCAAAGGTTCGCGGTGCCTACCGCGTGACAAAAACGCGACGCTCAACTCGTAAGGTGCGCTTGTTGGAACCCGCGTGGGACGCGCTGCGAAAGCTGGACGCGATCAACCAGCACAAGAGAGTGGAAACGGTCGACATCGTCGAACGGGACAACAAGACAATCCGCAAGCACAAGCTGCACTTCGTTTTCCTGAACACCAAGAGCGGCCTGCCCCACGTCAGCGACTTTGTCGTGAGGGACAGGTTCTTCAAAGCTCATTTGAATGCAGCCGGGGTTCGCTATCGCGGGCCTGGCCAGTGCCGACATACCTACGCCAGCCAGCTGCTGACCACCGGCGTCGCTTCAGTCGACTGGATCGCCGAGCAGATGGGCCACACCAGCGCAAACATGATTCGGCAGCACTATGGCACCTGGATCAACGAGGACGGCCCGGATGTCATCGGCATCCTGCAGCACGCACTGAATCTGTAGCCACCAGGTGGTGCTGCCCCCCCTAAATCGGGGCACAACGCGGACAGAACAGCAGCCCGTGTTCCCATGGATGTTCCCATATGGGCCTTTTTTGACCCTCTGAAAACACAAAACCCCTGAAAACTTTAACGTTTTCAGGGGTTTTGTCGTTTCAAATTTGGCGGTGAAGGAGAGATTCGAACTCTCGATACAGTTTCCTGTATACACACTTTCCAGGCGTGCTCCTTAAGCCACTCGGACACTTCACCGTATCTCTTCAAACAAGTTCTGTCTGTCGAGGCGCGCTAATGTAGTCGAAAGCTTTTCTGATGGCAAACATTTTTTTCAGAATTTTCATGCGCTTAAGAGATTTGTTCGGGCACGCGGTTTTGTGGGCAGGGCAAACCGGCCATTCTCCGGCCCGGGCCGTGCCTCTATATAGAGGGGAATGCCGGGTGGCCGTGGCTGGCCATGCCGGATGCAGCCGGTTTGGCTGACTGGCCGGTCAGTCATGGCGCTTTACCTGGCCGACGGCCATGGGTAACGTCTGCTGCACTTCAATACAAGGAATAGCGTCATGAGTGAGTTGATTTCCTACCACCTCGAAGACGGTATCGCGACCCTGACCTTGAGCAATGGCAAGGTCAATGCCATCTCCCCGGACGTGATCGCCGCGTTTAATGCTGCGCTGGACCAGGCTGTGACGGATCGGGCGGTGGTGATCATCACCGGCCAGCCGGGCATTCTCTCCGGTGGTTATGACCTGAAGGTGATGACGGCGGGTCCCAAGGAAGCCGTGAGCCTGGTGACTGCCGGTTCTACCCTCGCCCGCCGCCTGCTGGCCCACCCGTTCCCGGTGATCGTTGCGTGCCCTGGGCATGCGGTGGCCAAGGGCGCGTTCATTCTGTTGTCGGCTGACTACCGGATCGGGGTCGAGGGGCCGTTCAGCATTGGCCTGAATGAAGTGCAGATCGGCATGACCATGCACCACGCCGGCATCGAGCTGGCCCGTGATCGCCTGCGCAAGTCGGCGTTCCACCGTTCGGTGATCAATGGCGAGATGTTCGACCCGCAAGGCGCGGTGGATGCCGGCTTCCTCGACAAGGTGGTAGCGGCCGAGGAACTGCAAAGTGCTGCACTGGCGGCGGCCCGTCAGTTGAAGAAGATCAACATGACTGCCCACAAGAACACCAAGCTCAAGGTTCGCAAGGGCTTGCTGGATGCGCTGGACAGCGCAATCGTCCAGGACCAGGCTCACCTGGTTTAACGTCAGGCCCTGCACTTGCTCGCGATGGACTAAAAAACAACGCGTTTTCCAGGTTTCACGCGTCATCGTTTACGTCCATCGCGAGCGCGCTCGCTCCTACAATGTTCGGCGTTGTCGCCAAGCATTGGGGTTTTTCCTACATCGGCAACCGAAAAGCGCTTAAACGCTCTAGCCCGCATCCATCAGCAGATGTTGGAAACATGCGCTTAAACATCGGCCATCTCCTACCTATATAGCGGCAATTGCCGAAAACAGTGCACATCCGTACACTGCGCCACCTTTTGCTCCGGTGGGCCTGTAGATGCTGTATCTGTTTCGTATGTTGTTGATGGGTCTGCATTTTGTCTTGGCGGGTGTGCTGGGTGTGTTGCTTGGGCTGTGCCGGCCGTTCAATCCGGATAACAGCCGATTGTGCGCCCGCCTCTATGCCTGGCC